CTGCTAGCCCAACCGTGTCACTACCTCCCATCCTTTGTCTTTGGATGTTTGGCGCTTGTGACGACGGCGTCCCGAGACCCTGTCTCGCTTTCCGAGCTCGGACCGTTTCGACGGTTCGCCGCGCTCTTGGTGAATGGGCGTACATCTTCGGATGTCCGACGCCCACTTGGACTCCTCATGTCACGAGTTGCTTCGGCCTCGCTCGTGACGTGAAAGAACTGCTTGGTTCCTGCCCGGACACTTCTTCTCAGGAAGTCGTGTTCGCTTGGCAGTCCATCAAGAAGCTCCTGCCGAATTCCTGTTCGTGCATGGAGCGTCCTCTTGTGGAGGCAGTTGCTGCGAGTTTCGGTCGTCCAAGCCGAACTCTTCCCTCAGGGTACATCTCTTTCTTGAGGAGGGAGACCCGGCGCCTTTTCCGTAAGGGCTGGGACTCTTCTCTCTATGAAGAGCGTGTACTCACCTGCTCACCCTCTCTTTCCGGCACTTTAGAGTGTCCACGGTCTCAAGGCGGTTGTCTTGGTTCAGGTTTAGATCATTCGTCGTTTATTGACGTTTGTCTTACTGAGCCTTCGACAGGCCGTTCTACCGTGGAGGCTGAACTGCTCGTGGTTCAGTCTGCAGGGAAGCCTCGTCCTTTGACGAAGTTTTCCTCTGACTCTTTGTGCTTGAAGCCTTTGCATACTTCGGTCTACGACCACCTCCGGCGCCAGCGATGGCTTTCGGTTGGTGACGTGACGCGGCATACTTTGGCTCGTGCCGGTTTTTCGAGGGCGGAAGGTGAGGTCTTGACTTCTGGCGACTATAAGTCCGCTACGGACAACCTCTCTATAGAGGCTGCAGAAGTCATCCTCGAGACGATCCTTGAGGGGGCGATTTCTCCATCGCCGTTTGTGAGGGAGTATGCCCTGGCCTCCTTACGACCCACTCTGGGTTGTAAGAAGTTAGGCATACAAGGTCTTAGGCCGAAGGTCGGACAGATGATGGGTAGCTTTCTTAGCTTTCCATTGCTGTGCCTACAGAATAGGTTCGCCTTTCTGTGGGCTCTCCGTTCCTCCGGTTTGAGTCCAAGGGAGTCCGAAAGGACTCCCTGCCTGATCAACGGCGATGACATCCTTTTCTCTTCGACACCTCGTGTGTCTGAGAGTTGGATGGAAGTCGTCTCCGCTTTGGGACTCGAGGTTGAACGTACGAAGACGTCGGTTTCTGAGAGCTTCGGCTCTCTTAACTCGACTCTTCTTCGTTGGCGTGGGTCTGCACTTGTTGTAGTCCCCACCCTACGCTTCGGTCGGTTGAAGACCTCCGAGTACGTTACCTCCCTTTCGCGC